TATTGTGTTGCATACGGAACTTGGTAGACACCGTAGTCTAGCCATGTCGTTCTATCAAGTGAGTTTGTATACCATGTACCCTCGACATAATTATATGTAACATTTCTATCGATGAAGTCAGAGTCTTGACTTGCATAGAACCAAGTAATCTCGTTGAAGTCAGAATTTAGTCCTGCATACACCAGTGGTTGCTGTGTAATACTAAAATCATCAAACACATAGTCTTGCACAGGACAAGGTATCTTTCTAACTGCACCATCAAATAGATAGAACGATTGTTGACTCATCCAGAATGTCGTACCATTAACATCAACAGCTGAATATGCTGACACAGCTCCACAGTTAGACGCCACTTGTGACAAACCAAATATAAATGGTGGACCAATAAACTGCAGTGAGTGCAATGATGTATCTGTCCATATCAATATAGAACCACGAGATCGTAGTGTTGTAATAATCTTAGAACCATCTTGTATTCTAAAAGATCCCGCTGTATTTGTGGCAGCAGGTGACCAGGTTGATGTATCCTCTTGTGATGAGAAACGTAAGAACAAATCATCTTGCGTGCTTGTTGATCCAATGGTTGTCTCTGTGCCCATCAATATGGCGTGTCTGTCTGGTGTTGATAAAATTAAATGTCTTGATGCTGTTGGTGCATTTGCATGTACGACAGCTGCACGTGTGGTGACACCGCTAGATTTGTCCCACTTAAATAATTTACCATTGCTTTGCAATGCCAGTAAGTCTTCACCAAAGTTTTCAAACACCCAATATCTAGAATCAAGAACTGTTGCTGATGAAGACGCTGCTTCGTTCCAACTCGTTGCATTTATACTTGTATCAGATGCATCAAATATAATTGTAACAGTTGTATTGTCC